AAGCGAAAAGCAGTAGACCATTATCTTTATCCGTTGCTGAAATTGAGACCGAATCCTTACATGACAGCTTTTGATTTTTGGAAATGTGTAGAAGCACAGCGCAATACTTATGGCAACGCATTTGTGTGGCTTGAAATGCCTGCAAGGGGGCGAAATGCAGGCAGAATAACTGCTTTGTGGCCGTTGGATGCGAATAAAGTCCAAATTTGGATTGATGATAAGGGCATTTTTAGCACGCAAAGCCGAATTTTCTATGTATTTACGGATAATTTAGGCAATCAATATAAGCTTTTGCCCGATGAAATCCTGCATTTTAAGGGATTTTCTTTGGACGGAATAGCTGGTATTAGCCCTCTGGAATACCTCAGGCGAACGGTTGAAAATGCTGGTAATGCTGAAGAGTTTTTAAACAAATCACTCAAGGGTGGTATGACTGTCAAGGGAATAGTGCATTACATCGGCGATTTAAACCCTGAAGCAGAGCAAAAATTCAGGGAAAAGTTTGAACAGATGGCAAACGGGCTGCACAATGCCAACAGAATAGCCTTGCTGCCCATTGGTTATCAATTTCAGCCCATTAGTTTAACTATGGCAGATGCACAATTTATCGAAAATACCCAGCTTACCATCAAGCAAATAGCTTCAGCTTTTGGGATAAAAAATCATCAGCTTAACGACCTGGATAGGGCCACGCACACAAACATATATGAGCAGCAAAGAGAATTTTATATCGATACCTTGCTGCCAATTTTGACGATGTATGAGCAAGAAATGACTTACAAGCTTTTTGTAGATAGCGAGATAGAACAAGGCTATTATGTGAAGTTTAATGTTGATGCAGTATTGAGAGCAGACCTTAAAACACGGTATGAGGCATATCAAAAAGCAATACAAAGCGGTTTTCTGACTCCAAATGAGGTAAGAGAGATGGAAGAAAGAGAACCTATGCCGGGAGGTGACAGGTTGCTTATAAACGGCAACATGATGCCAATCGAAATGGCTGGCCAACAGTACATGTGATTTGAAAGGAGGTGAAAGGGGCATGAGAAAGTTTTGGGTTTTTAATAAGCTCAAAGAAAATGAAGGAGAGCTTTTGATTTATGGACCAATTGGCGATGAAGCGACATGGGGTAATGAGATAACGGCGAAGAAGTTTAAAGAAGATCTGGATGCATTAGGCGACATTGAAACGTTGAATATTTACATCAACAGCGAAGGCGGGGATGTGTTCGCAGGGCAGGCTATATACTCGATGCTGTCAAGGCATAAGGCTCAAAAAATTGTTTATATCGATGGCTTAGCTGCGAGTATTGCATCCGTAATTGCAATGGCGGGGGATTTAGTTGTAATGCCCAAAAACGCAATGATGATGATACACAACCCATGGACCATTGCTGCAGGCAATGCTGAATATTTCAGGAAGCTTGCAGACGATTTGGACAAGATAAGAGAAAGCTTAATTGTTGCTTATCAAAGCAAGTCTCAGTTAAGCAGGGAAAAGATTATCGAGCTTATGGATGCTGAGACATGGCTGACAGCAGAGGAAGCAGTTGCGTATGGGTTTGCTGATGAGATAGAGACAAAGAAACAAGTTGCAGCAAGCATCGATGGGAGGTTTTTGAAATTTTACAGGAATGTGCCTCAAGATTTGCTAAAGATAAAAAACGGTGTTGTCCCAGACGACATCTCAACACAGACAGCGCCGGAGGATACGCCTTGGGAGGCACCGACACTCTCGGATTTTACAGACAAAACATGGGATGAGCTAACAGACGAGGAGAAAAAGAACATTGCCAGACACTATGCTTGGACACCTAAAATGCCACCAGACAGATTTAGTGATTTGAAACTGCCGCATCATGACCCACATACCCATAAGGTAGTTTGGCGTGCTGTGGCAAATGCGGCGGCAAGGCTTGAACAAACAGATATTCCTGAAGCGGACAAGGACAAAGTGAAAAAGCATTTAGGCAACCACTACAAGCAGTTTGGCAAGACGCCGCCTTGGGAGCAAGACGCCAACAAGACTAAACAAGCAAAGGCTAAATTAGCCTTGTTAATAGAATTATTGCAAACAAAATCTTTGATAAGGAGGAATGATTAATATGACAAGAGAAAGAAGAGAACTTTTAAACAAATTACAGGAGCTTGAAGCAGAAGCAAGAGAACTGCTGAAAGCTGAAACCCCCGATGCAGGCAAGATAGAAGCAATAACAAAGGAAATCAGGAGCGTTAAAGCAAAACTCGAAGCACTTGATGAGCTTGAAAAAGGGTTAAATGTTGACAGCATGAGGCAGCTTAACGACAGCAAAGTAGATGGCTTCAGAGTATTTTGCAAAGCATTAAGAAGAGAACCTTTGACGGACGTTGAAGCTGCATTGCTCACAACTGGGACTAGCGGCGAGAACTATTTAATACCCGAAGACGTTAAAACCAAAATAAATGAGCTGAGAAGGCAGTATAAGTCGGCAAGGCCGCTAATTGGTTCTTATCCCACCAACACCTTAACGGGGACTTTGGTGTTTGAAGACATAAGCACAGTGACCGAGTTAATTAACTTCTCGGATGATGGCCAAGATTTGCCGCAGTCCAATAATCCCAAGTTCAATCAAATCAGCTATACTGTAAAAGCGTATGGTGCAATATTGCCCGTATCGAGAATGCTTTTGCAGAACGAAACCGGTGGGCTGTTGGATTATCTTGGAAGATGGTTTAATAAGAAGGCTGTTAGAACGGAGAACAAGAAGATATTTGAAACTTTGAAGCTGGATAAGGAACCTAAACAACTTTCTGGTTTCAAAGCGTTAAAGAAATCGTTGAGCACCGATATAGACCCGGCGCTCGGAGCTGAGATTGTGATAGTTACGAACCAGAGTGGTTTCGCATATTTGGACGACGAAGTGGATACTACCGGCAGGCCGATTTTGCAGCCCGACCCAGTTAATCCGACCGAAAGAAGGTTTATGGGGTACCCGGTTATCGTATTCAGCGACACAGAACTGCCGAATACTACAGACGGCACTAACACTTATGCGCCGTTCTTCTATGGTGCATTGAACGAAGGTGCTATCTTCGTAGACAGAAACTTGTATGAATTCAATTCATCCGAACATGCCGGGTTTACGAAGAATCAAATTTTACTCAGAATTATAGAATACTTCGACGTTATACAAGCAGATAAGGACGCTTACGTATATGGCGAATTGAAGCTGGCATAGTTGTGTATGGGCAAGGGCAGTTTATTGCTGCTCTTGCCTATTGTTTTAAAGGTGGTGTTTGCGATGATTTTGTCTTTGCAAGAAGCTAAGGAGTTTTTGAGGGTAGACAATACTGAGGAGGATGTTTTGATACAAGGGCTTATTACATCAGCGGAAGAATATATCAAAAATGCAACCGGCAAAGTGTTTGATAGTACAAATGAACTGGCGAAGCTTGCTTGCAAATTGTTAGTGGCACACTGGTATGAGAATAGAGCAATAGTAGGCGATGCTAAAAAAATTGAGTTTAGCTTGGATGTGATACTGACGCAGCTTAAGTATTGTTACGAAAGTGATGTGACGGCATCATGAATCCGGGTCTTTTAAGGCACAGGATAACACTGCAAAAGTTTATGGTTATAACTGACCCTGATGGCTTTACTACTCAGCAATGGCAAGATGTTGCAACAGTCTGGGCAGCAATAGAAAACCTGCATGGACGTGAATACTGGGAAGCTGCTACAGTGCAGGCAGAAAATACGGTAAAGTTTACGATTCGCTACCGGCCTGATGTTACAAACGATATGCGGATTGTGTTTCGGGGCCAGATGTACGAAATAACAGCAATAGACAATATCAAATACCGCAACGAATTTCTCGAAATAAAGGCGGTGGCTTTAAATGCCGGTTGAGGTAAGGTTTGAGGGCATGGATGAACTTTTACGCAGGATAGCAGAGCTTGGGGAGAAAGGCGGTAGAATAGAGAATGAGGCGCTAAAAGAAGCTGGGGAATATCTCGCTGAAGAGATAAGAAAAGAGGCTCCACGTTCTAAGCTGAATAGAGAGATTCACTTGCAAGACGATATAACTTGCTCTAATGTCAAAACAAAAGACGGGCAAAAGCATGTAGAAGTAGGCCCTACGAAAAAAACAGCGTGGCGTGCGAAGTTCGTGGAATTTGGCACTGTGAAGATGAGAGCTAATCCTTTCATGAGCAGAGCATACGGAAAAAACAAAGACAAAGTACAGGAGA